CTGAGCTTCAACGGCACGTGGTCGTCGTCGGCCGGCAATGGCGACCCTGCCTTGGGCTGCCTGGGGGTGGGGGTGCAGATCCAGAACACCGGCCCGTCGGGTGCGGTTGTCAGGGGCGTCCACTTTGTCGGGCACCGCTCCTATGCCAACGGCCGGGAGGGGTTCCTCGTTCAGCCCGATGCCTTCGACGTGACGATCGACGCCAGCATGGTGTGCAACAACTCGATGCGGACGCATTACACTCCTGACGAACACTATGCCGGGATAACGCTCGGCTCCGGGGTCGCCAGCGTGGCGATCCGCAACAACCGGATCAGCCCTTCGTGTGCCAACGCCGCGGATTCCGACAAGCAGACCAGCGGCATATTTTTGGCCGGCGGCAACTATGCGTTGACGATCGTCGGCAATGACCTGGTCAACAGCACCTTCGGGCTGAGCGGCACGCCGCCGACCGAGTTCAGCGTGATAAAAGGCAATAACGGGGTCGACGACCAGGTCGATAACATACCCGTGGCATCGCCGCTGCCGCTGGCGCTGGCTCCAACCGCGGCGCTGACCGGCGCAAGCGGGATCATCTCCAACATCACCGGGATGTGGTTTGGCCGCGAGGTCTATCTGTTTGCCCGGGATGCCAATCAGAATTTCGCGGCGAGCACTGGCGATGCGACGCGGGTGTGCAACAACCGCACGCTGGCGCAATACCAGATGATCAGGGCGGTGGCGGTTCCGGGGGCCAATTGCGTCTACATCTTTGCGCCGTGAGGGGGCGATGAAACTGCGGCTGCTCGCACCGCACATGGTGCCGGTCAACTCCGGGGCCGGCGACCGCTGGTGCCCGGCGGGGACGGTGCTCGACCCGGCGCCGCCGGGGTATTTGCCGACACCGCTGATGGAGGGGCTCGACCCCGAGGGGGTCGCGGCGGTGGAGGCAGTGAAGTTGAAGGTGTGGGGCCGCTATTGGTGGCCTTATGGGCTGTATCCGCCGGGTTATGGAGGTAGCGTGCCGCTCGACGACCCGCCGGTGCCGCGCCCGTTGGATGACAACCAGCCGGTTTATCACTACGTGGGCAGCCCGGAGTACATCTCTTGAAGGGCGTATCGGCACATGACCGATTCCGATCCGGCGCCCGAGGCCACGGTCCGCGAGCGGTTGGCTCGCATCGAGACCGACATCAGCCACCTCCGGGAGGAGAGCCGGGCGGTGCGCGACGCGCTGCACGGGCTGGTGCGCACCGCGCTGACCGATCATTCGGCGGCGATCACCCGGCTGGCGGCGGCGCACGACCAGCGCCAGGGGATCTGGTGGACGGTCGCCTGGGTGCTTGCCGCGCTGGTGGTGATCGGCGGCGGGGTCGGGTGGCTCTTAGAGAACCAGGTGCAGATCGTCATCAAGCGGTAAGCCCCCGTTTTGGCATGAAGAATGGCTTCTGAAGAGCAGCTTTACGAGGAACTGGCGGGGCTGGCCCGCGACCCGCTGGCGTTTGTGCGGTTTGCGTTCCCGTGGGGGGAGCCAGGCACCGAGCTGGCGAAGTGCTTCGGGCCCGAGCCGTGGCAGGAGCAGTTTCTCTCTGACCTGCGCGAGTGCAGCCCGCAGAAGGCGTTGCTCGAGGCGACGGCGAGCGGACATGGCGTGGGGAAATCGGCCTTGGTCGCCTGGATCATCCTGTGGGCGATCGCAACCTCGCCCGACACGCGCGGGGTCGTCACCGCCAACACCGAGACGCAGCTCAAGACCAAGACCTGGGCCGAGCTCGCCAAGTGGTTTCGCCTCTATATCGGACGGGAGTTCTTCCGGCTCGAGGCGACCTGCATTTTTTCGAAGGAGCCGGACCACGCGAAGACCTGGCGGATCGACGTCGTGCCGTGGTCGGAGAAGAACAACGAGGCCTTTGCCGGGCTGCACAACCAGGGGCGCCGCATCCTGGTGCTGTTCGACGAAGCCTCGGCCATCCCGGATAGCATATGGGAGACGACGCAGGGGGCGCTGACCGACGCCAACACCGAGATCATCTGGGCGGTGTTTGGCAACCCGACGCGCAACGACGGGCGCTTCAAGAAGTGTTTTCCGGGCGGGCAGTTCGCCCATCGCTGGCGCTCGCGCACGATCGACTCGCGCGAGGTCTCGTTCACCGACAAGACCGAGATCGCGCGCTGGATATCGGATTACGGACCCGACGACGACTTTGTCCGGGTGCGGGTCTTGGGGACGTTCCCGCGGATCGGCAACCTGCAGTTCATCGACAGCGCGGTCGCGGCCGAGGCAGGGGCGCGCGAGGCGCAGTCGTTCCAGCATGACCCTTTGGTGATCGGGGTCGACGTGGCGCGGTTTGGTGAGGATGCGAGCGTCATCTACACCAGGCGCGGGCGCGACGGGCGGACGACGGCGCCACAGGTGTTTCGCGGGCTCGACACGATGCAGTTGGCGGCCCGCCTCGCGGAGCACGTTTCGGCGCATCATCCGGATGCGGTGTTTGTCGACGGCGGCGGGGTCGGCGGCGGGGTGATCGACCGTTGCCGCCAGCTCGGCGTCATGGTGTTCGAGGTGCAGTTCGGCGGGCGCCCGGACCGGCCGGACGTCTCGGCCGAGCAGAACCGCTACGCCAACAAGCGGGCCGAAATCTGGGGGATGATGCGTGAGTGGCTTCGGGTCGGCGCGATCCCTGACGACCAGGAGCTGGCGGCACAGCTGACGCAGTCGCAGTACGGCTTCAACAGCCGGGACGAGATCCAGCTCGAGGCGAAGGCGGATCTGCGGCGCCGGGGGGCGGGCAGCCCGGATATGGCCGACGCGCTGGCGCTGACCTTTTCCTGGCCGGTGCTGCCACGCGAACTGGAGCGCGAGCGGCAGGGCAAGCCCGCCGTCGAGTTCGACTACGACCCGTTTGCGTATGCCAGGGAGGAGGCGGCATGAGGCACGCTTTATATATAGGGGCGCTGTTGCTGGCGCTGCCGCTCGGGGGCGCCTGGGGGCAGATTGGGCCGCCGGGCGAGGTCGTCAACCAGGCGAGAGCCGCCCGCACGGTAACGCCCAGCGATACGGTTGACCTCGCGCTTGGCCCGACCCGCCTCCTCTTCGACGGGCAAGCCACCGCCTGCACGATTGCGGTGATCCTTGCCGACGATACGGCCGCCGTCACCTTTTCCCTGCCCGCCGCAATAGCGAACCCGTATCTGCCGCTGCGGGCGAAACGGGTGATGGCGACGGGTACGACCTGCACGCCGATCATTGGTCTTTGGTGAGAAGGAGAAATGCGATGAGTGACACACCAAAGGATCCGCCGGTCGAGCCGGTGGAGGAACCGCCGGCTCCCCCGGAACCGCCGCTGCAACCGGAGGAACCGGCAGAGGCGCTACAAGGGGCGGGTTGATATGTTCAGCGCCGCGCCGCGCCCGCCGCCCCCGCCGCCTCCGCCGCCGCCGCCGCCCAACCCGCCGACGTTCGCCAGCGCGGCCACGGCGCCGGGGCGCAACGCCATGGGGCCGGTCGGCGGTCTCAGCTCGACGATCCTAACCTCGCCGCTGGGGACGCTGGAGCCGTACTCGACATCGAAGAAGGCGCTGCTGGGTGGCTAGGTCCGCCGCGACGCCGGCTTATGGAGGGGGCGCGGCGGGGCCGCCGGTCGCCGCGCCGGGGGGGCGGCGCGACCCCGAAGGAGCACTGCCGCGCGGCACCGCCGAGGGCAACGCCGCGATCCGCAAGCGGGTCGAGAGCCGGATGTCCGGCCTCGAGAACAACCGCTATTCGTGGTGGCAGCACTGGCGGCTGCTGGCGACCTACACGCTGCCGCGGCGCTACAAGTGGCTGGTGACGCCCAACGAGCAGGCGCGCGGGTCTCCGATCAACTCGGCGATCATCGATAGCACCTCGATGCTCGCGGCCCGCACGCTGACGAGCGGGCTCTTATCCGGGCTGACCAACCCGGCCACCCCTTGGTTCAAGTTCGAGATCGACGGGTTCAGCGATCCGGGAAGCGATGTCGTCCTGTGGCTCGCCGAGTGCCAGCGCCGCATGTCGACCGTGTTTCAGGAGTCGAATTTCTACAACTCGATGGCGGTGATGTATTTCGACCTGGTCGTGTTCGGCACCGCCGCAGTGCTGATCTACGATGATTTCGACGATGTCATCCGGTGTTTTAATCCCTGTTTAGGCGAGTACTTCATCGACGTCGACAACAAGCACCGGGTGGTGGTGTTTTATCGCAAGTTTGTGATGACCACGGCGCAGATCGTCACGGAGTTCGGCGAGGAGAACTGCTCCGACAGCATCCAGCGCCTCTACAAGGAGGGCGGCACCTCGCTGACCCTCGAGCACGTCGTCGCCCACGCGATCGAGCCCAACGACGACGAACTCTATGGCGTCCCCAAGCGGTTCAAGTTCCGCGAGTGCTATTGGCAGTGGGGCTCGAGCCAGGAGCTGCTGCTGCGCAAGAAAGGCTTTAGGGAGTTCCCCGGGTTTGTGCCGCGCTGGGATGTCGTCGGCAACGACCCCTATGGCCGCTCCCCGGGCATGGACGCCTACGGCGACGACCGCCAGCTGCAGCAGGAGACCAAGCGCAAGGGCCAGGCCATCGACAAGATGGTCAACCCGCCGCTGAAGGCCGACGTGCAATTGAAGAACCAGCCGGCATCCATGCTGCCGGGCGGCATCACTTATGTGAACGGTATGGGTCGGGACCGGCCCGGTCTCGAGCCGATCTTCACGATCATGCCGCCGATCGCCGAGATGAAGCAGGACATCGCCGAGATCCAGGACCGCATCAGACGGACCTATTTCAACAATCTGTTCACCGACATCTCGAACCTCGACACCGTGCGCACGGCGAGCGAAATCCGTGCCCGCGTCGAGGAGAAGCTGGTCATGCTGCCGGTGATCAAGCGGCTCGACAACGAGGCGCTGGCGCCAGCCATCGAGCGCACCTGGGCGATCATGCAGCGCGCTGGGCTCTTGCCGCCACCACCGCAGGGGGCGCCGATAAACGGGTTCGTCGCGATCCGCTACATCAGCCCGTTCGCGATGGCGATGCGCGCGGCCGAGACGACGGCGATCGAGCGCTCGATGGCGTTTGGCGGAAACCTCGTCGCGGTCGACCACACGGTCCTCGACAACTACGACCTCGACGCCACCGTGCACCTCTACACCGCCGCGCTCGGCGCCGACATGCGGATGCTGCGCACCGACGAGGACCGCGACGGCATACGCCAGCAGCGCGGCCAACAGGCCCAGCAGCAGCAGGCGATGCAGCAGGCCCAGCAGATGGCACAAGTCGGCGGGGCCGCGGTGTCGGGCGCCAAGGTGCTCAGCGAAACCGATGTCGGAGGGGGCCAGAACGCGCTGCAGGCGATGCTCGGCGGCGGCGCGGTCGGCCCCGGCGGCGGCATGGCGCCAGCCGGTGGAGGGATGCCGGCATGAGCGATCTGGCCCGCGACCCGGATGAACCGCTCGACCTTGGCGACGAGCGCGATGTCAGGCAACTGGCGCGCACCGCCAAGGGCCGCGACGCGGTGCGCGCCACCGTGCTGCGCAACATCATGGCGTCGATCGACGGGCGCGAGTGGATGTACGAGCTCTTGGCGCTGTGCCACGTCTATCAAACGTCGTTCAGCCCGGATGCGCTGTGGATGGCCAAGGCCGAGGGCGAGCGCACGATCGGGCTGCAGCTCGTCGGACAGATCCAGGTCACCTGCCCCGAGCAATACCTGCAGATGATGAAGGAAGCAAAGGACCGAGCCGATGTCTGACGCCGGCATTGCGGAGAGGATCTATCCGACGGCTACACCTGCGGCCGACCCGGCTGCGCCGCCGGCCGCGCCCACCGGAGGCGAACCGTCGGCCGCGACCGAGACGCCGGCGCCAGCTGCTGACCCGACTACTCTGCTGACCGAGAAGCCGGACGAGGCCAAGCCTGAAGAGGCGCCCGCCCCGCCGGAGCCGCTGTTCGAGGCGGAAAAGATAACCTTCCCGGAGGGGGTCAAACCCGACCCCGAGACCTTCGAGAAGTTTAGCGAGATTGCCGCCAAAGCCGGGATGTCCCAGGACACGGCGCAATCTTTGATGGACCTTTACCACACCGTCGCAGGCGCCGAGGCAACCAAGAACGCGGACGCCTGGAAGGCCACCCGAGAGGGTTGGGTCGCGGAGGTACGGGCGGACAAGGAAGTCGGTGGGGCCAACCTGGATTCCGTCAAACGCACCGTCGCCAAGGTGCTCGACGACGCCACGCTGACCGATCCGAAGTTTCGCGAGGCCCTGGAATATACCGGCATCGGCGACAATCCCGCAGCCATCCGCACGCTCTATCGGTGGGCGAAGGCCCTCACCGAGGGGACGCATGTCGGCGGCGACGCGCCATCCCGCCGCGCTCCCAGAAGCCTCGCAGAAGTCATGTACCCCAACCTGACGGAGCGATGAAATGGCAACCCTTACCTCAACGGCCCTGACCATGGCGGACTGGGCCAAGCGGCTGGACGATGACTACAAGACGGCGGCGATCGTCGAGCTGCTGTCGCAATCGAATGAGATCCTCGACGACATGCTGGTGGTCGAAGGCAACCTGCCGACCGGGCACAAAACCACGGTTCGGACGGGATTGCCCACGGCGAGCTGGCGCCTGCTGAACTATGGCGTGCCGCGGTCGAAATCGACGACCGCCCAGGTCATCGACAGCTGCGGCAACCTGGAAGCGTTCTCGGATATCGACAAAGACCTGGCGGACCTCAATGGCAACAGCGCCGAGTTCCGGCTGTCGGAGACGCGGGCGTTCCTGGAGGCGATGAGCCAGCAGATGGCGCAGACCCTCATCTACGGCAACCTTGCGGTCAACCCGGAGCGCTTCCAGGGATTATCGCCGCGGTTCAACACGGTCAACACCGCGACGGCGCAGACCGCCGCCAACGTCATCGACATGGGCGGCACCGGCTCGACCAACACGAGCCTCTGGATCGTCTGCTGGGGCTCCGATACCGCGCACGGCATCTTCCCGAAAGGCAAGATCACCGGGCTGACGCACAAGGACATGGGCGAGTGGCCGGTCACCGACGCCAATAACGGGCTCTACA